AACGAATATCCTGCGGAAAAAGATTCCGTCACCATCTCTTCAATTTTATCTATTAATGATGATGATCTTACGAAATGTTCCAACAGGACTTTTCGAATTTCATCTCTATCAATATTCTTCTTTATCATAATCAATCTCAAAAAAGTAAGTTAATAAAAACCAAAAGATGAATGTCATGGCGGCTTGGCGCTCCTTTTGTCTTTCCCTCCAAGGATATCCTCAACGTTGCGTGCTGGGCTTGGCGTTGAATGTCGGCGGGGTAATCATCTCCATGAGCCGGGCGGTATTGCACCTCAGTCTTCCCTCATCTTCTACTTATATTATACCACGCTTTGGGGGCAAAAGTCAAGGGTTTATCTAAAATTAAATCCTCCATTCTTTTTGTAAAAGATATGTTGATCTATTGATGTAGTTACTATTTTTCGCGTTGCCCATCTAGGAGTATCAATATAAGTTGCATGATAATGAGTTGCCCCATCCGTAATATCAATCAAATCTGTTTGTCTCGTCAATACATATTTTGATAAATTTTCTATAGAATTCCAAAGCTTTCCCTTGTTTTTTGGTTCATCAGGCTTACCGTCACAATACCATGAAAATTGACATCGATCTCTTTTAGGAAATCCGTTTGCAGTTTTCGGTCCTTCGTAAACTACTTCACATACGGAATCGGGATAATGTTTAGACTTTACCCGATTTAAAGTTACTTGTGCCACTGCAAGTTGTCCTGCAGTGCTTTCCATAGCGGCCTCAAAATAAATATTTTTGGCCAGGCATTCTATTTCTGACTTAGCGATAAGTGGCTCCCACGTTAGTAATGGAGTGATTTTTGGAAATGATTTCTCTATCGTTCTCCACGTAGGAGGTGGTCCCTCCAGGAAGGATTGTCTTCCAAAACCACTATGCAATAAAAAAAATATCAGCGGAAATAAATATAGGAAAAATTTTAACATGTTCCTCTTCTGAATAGGTTGCCGTTCCTCAGAATCTTGCCCGGTTTCTTTTTGGACTTCTCATATATCTGTCGGCTGTACCCATCTTAGAACTTTCTATAAAATCATCTATGTCAAAATTAGATTCCCAAATGTCAGTACCCAATGGCCCTGAAAACTTTTTCTTACTTTTATCGTAACCTAAAGTAATTACAAAATTCAATGGATCAACGAGTCTAGCCGTAACGGAACGTGGTATATCTTCTGACTGGTCATAATCCATCCGCCGAAGTTCGGCTTCTTTGTCGGATTCATTTCCTTCAGAATCTATACGCTTAAATTTTACGATTCTATTTTCAAATTTATTTACATTTATCATTTATGGTAATATTTCTGGAAAAGTTGTCTTAACCAATTTATACGTTAAACCTCTATAGTTTAACTTTTTATCTTTAACTTGAATTACAACTTCAGCCTCTTTAGGATGCAAACTTTCTAACATCTGGACAAACAACTGCTCTCTCCGTAATTGAGTAAGCCCATTATGACCCCCTTCAATGTACAAATAAAATTTTCTAATATTGGGATATAGATATGTGGGATTGTACTCATCAGGAGAACCAATCGTTTTGTACGGTGGTGCACCAAAAGGTAGAGCAAACTTTATATCTGGATGAAAGGCATATTTTAATAAGTCCTTAAGTGGGTTTGATTCATTTTCCAATAAGACTTTTTTTCTAGCCCCAAAGGAATTTGCTTCCGCTACTTCCTCAAATATTCGTGGGATACTTAGTGCCATAAATTAAAACTCCGATAAACTTTCTGTTAGATTTTTTAACCTATGATTCACAAAGTATGTAAGTAACCTGCTGCGTTCACCAACTTGCGTTGTATCAAACTGTTTGATTATATTTATACGAATTGACTCAGGTACTTCACCCAAATCAACCAACTGTTTGTTTCTTTTATAGTTCCTTAACATTTCAGCAGTACAATACATGTCTGGATCTAATTCATACCAAGCATCTACTTTTTTCTTGGTTACTGGTTTCTGTCGTCTACCTTCATCAATAAATACATTATCATCGGACATAATGTTAGGTATTCCATCGCCCACATCACCCCTTATAATCTTCTCATGCAATGATCTTTCCGCGGTTTCACTATCAACAAATTTCTTTTGCATAGGAGAATACTGCCTAATATTAAAGGTTTGGAGTTGAACAAAATCTTTATCACTCGACAATATCAATGTTCGTTCCTGGATTAAGTTTACCAAAATTGCAATAATATCATCTGCTTCTGCTTTCTCTACTTGAATTAACTTATAGGGAAACCATTGGCGAAGTTCATCTTTCAATTGATTCAAACAGTCATAGAGATTATTCCAATCAATCCCCGATACTTTCCGTGTTTTCTTTCTGGATGCTTTGTAGTTTGGAAAGATATCTTTTCGCCATGTGTGTCTATCATCACAACATAGTATTAATTCTCCGTACTCACTTACAAATTTATTCCTATAGATTCGTAAGGTATTTAGTACAGCTGGTCTAATTACATCCATATCCACATCTGCATATTTAGCAGCCATCATATATGAACCAATAAAAATCTGTGAAAAATCAACTAGTAGTGCCATCGTTTTCTTCTTCTTCTTCTTCTTTAACTTCTACTGCTTCAGGTGGCATATCTATAGCATGCAAAAACTGCTGCCATTGTCCACCACGTAAGCTCCAATTATAAAACATATCAAAATAATTACGTTGAATTTTCAAAAGGTTTTGTACATCTTCATCCCAGAAATGTTCTATAGCACGAGCTAAAATATGTCCATGAACATGTGAGTGTCTAGTAGGATCTTCTTCCCAACCATACATCCAAGGAAAGTTTGCTCCTGTTTCTGGTAATGCTCCAAGATTAGGAATAACACATAAACATCCCGCAGAGGAAGCTTCTATCAAAGTAAGACAACTAGTTTCTTCATAGATACTTGGATAAGCCATAACATGCATTGTCTCCAACGCTTTTCGGATTTCATCATTTGAAACAGTACCATGATAAATAACACCATCCATCTCACCAGCACGTTTATATATGTGTCTGAATTGTTCATCTAAATGTGGCCTATCATATATCTGAAAACTAGAATATATATTTAATTCTGCATTCTTTCCCGCACCAATCTTTTCCCTCATAAATTCCCAAGAGTCCAAAAGAACTTCCAGCCCACGATGAGGTGTAGAAAAATAGCATACGTTTATCTTGTCACCATCTTTTGGTTTTGTGTGTTCTGGAATAGGTTCAATTGCATTTTGAATTACTATACCTTTTTCATAAGGGAAATTCAAATGAGTACGAAATTGATATTGTTGCCAATGACTAACAAAAACAATACGTTCATAGTTGTCCCAATTCTCTTTATCTTTTAAGTGTTGAACTTCTGGATCTCCTGCCAGATCATGTATCCAAAGAATCCGTTGTTTATTGGGTTCAAGATTTCTGACTCTAGTACTAATAAATTGAAATTTATCTATCAGTCCTGGTTCACGTTTTTCCATTTGAGCAAAAAGCCATTTTCTCATTAGCTCTGTGCCACCCATTGCTTTTTTAGATACGGCTTCCAATACTTTATCTTCTTCACCAAAATCAATTTTAAATTCTACAGTATCTTCGGGGTTAGCGATTTTTAGTTTATCTGCAGGGGATTCTTTATATTTGGGGGGATTGCCCTGTGTATTAGGGCTACTTGATTCTTCTTGTTGAACGGCTTTAACCATATATCTCCACGATGTTTAATATTGATATCACTTATTATATATAGGAATACCACAGGAGAGTTCGTAGTGAGAGAGTGGCTTCTATGTACCTAGCTGTAATTACTAGGCGGAGAGTCGAAGCCCTACGATTACCCCTGTGATATTTTTAATTCTACTTATATTATATCACGTATTTACTATTTGTCAACCTCTTTTAATACGAATCTTCCTCCGTAGTCTAATTCACAATGTCGATGGATGTCTGCTAAAATTACCAATTCACCTCCATGATTTTTCGTGACCATATATTTTCTAGGACAAGGTTCAGGTGAGGTAAAGGCAAAGTACGAAAAAAGGGACACTCCAACAATCAATAAATTTATAGTTGTAATCATTTTTAAAGATTTGCAGTAAATTGTTTATCAGTAGTGGCATGCAGCCTGTTCGCTGAGCGGTGACGCATCTCCTTAGTCCATACTGTTTCGATATCTGGATACCAATAACCTACGGTACGTTTTGGAATACCATCAGGAGTGTACGCCATAGCAATTACTCTCGGCACCACCTTGTGTTCCTCGTTTGCTCCAGAGAATATTCCAATCCAATCACCATGTTTCAGATAATGTTCACAGTATCTAATGTATGCCTTCTTGGAATCTGCAAGATTTGATGCCGTCTGTTTCTCCTTTGGTGCATTTCTCATACTTCTTGCCTGTTGACCAAGAGCAGAAACCTGAAGTTTGTTTTCTTTGATCCACTCCTTAACATTTTTAAAAGAGTAGGTATCATCATCTGGAAGGGCAAGAACTGATTTAGCAATGTTCTTATACTCTGCCGGTTTCTTCTTCGCCCTCATTTCAGTGAGGCGTATTCGTAATTTCTCTTTGTGTTCCTCAGAGAGTTTACGTTTCTTCTTTATTGGTTTTACTTTTTCTCTATGTATCGCCATTCATTTTCTCGTCAATAGTTTTCTCAACAAAACATTCTTCATGAACCATTGTTTCAAAAACTTTCCATAATTTTTTACATCTCGTTTCATGCAATTCACTCAATCCAATCAAAACATTCCCAATTTCATCTTCTGTCATTGGTCCGTCTGGGTCATCATAAACTCTTTCTGCTATAGCATACAAATCATCTTTTGTCTGCCATACATTCTGAATTTCTTCCTCTAAATTAAATCTGTCATACATATTATTTCTCATTTTGTTTTCATTAAGGTTTGATATTCTCTCACATGTTCTGCAGCTTTTTCTAAAGTATCATATAAAGTCACCCTACTATTTTTTTTCCTCTCAGAATAATCTGTATAAGTAATCATTGAATTGGCAGCTGCAGGATTACCAATACACTCTTCATCAAATTCTGTTACTACAAATTTATTTTCACTTTGTAAAGCTTTCTTCTCACTTTGTAAAACTTGAATAGTTGCTGTTTTCATTTCTAATCCCAAAGTCCATTATAATATTTTATTCATATACTTTCACTTAATGGAAGTTTTATTAATTTGTTGTAAAATCACCATAATTTAATCTTATGCCTTAAACGATCAACTAAACAATGGGAATCAAATTATTATTTTTTCGTCAATTCATTTTTGATAATTTTTATATATTGTAAAATTTATCTTTGACTTTATTTAAAAGCAAAATAATATCATTATCCATCGCTTCATCTTTTGCCCATCGAGGTTTTTTAGGGTCAATAAAACATTCTATCGCCTGAATGATAATTTTTAATTCTTCTTGGGTAAGAGCAAAATTGTGTGTCTGTATGTGTTTCATTTTCCTAATTCAGATTTCACTACTTTTATAAATTTGTCCTGTAAATGAGAACCATAATCTTCCTTTACTACTTTTGACACAGCTAATGCGAAATCAGTAATACTTAAAGAATCATCTACCTTACCTATACTTTTGTTGATCAATACATATAATTTATCAGACTTAGGTGATTCTGATAAAACCGTTTTGAATGATTTCATTTTATACCTTGTTTACCTTTCATATTTTCCTATTGGTGGGGAAGGTGAGATTTGAACTCACGACCGCCGCCTTATAAGAACGGAGCTCTAACCAACTGAGCTACTCCCCCTAATCAGCAGTCGCTTTGTTTATCTCTTTGGAGTTAATCCACGCTTCCCAAATTATACTCTGCCCTACATACTTAGTTTCGGATGCTATTACTTCAAAACTGGTATCGTCTTCCCACAATCTGGAGATTAACCAAGTTCTACTTTCTGATGCAAAATAAAGCCAATCGGCATCCTCATCAAAAGACTCCATGTCAATCACTGCATTTTGTACTTGTTCTGGTAAATCACTAAATTTTGATCCTTTCACCAGTTGCGTACCCCACTTACCTTTTTTGAAAGTTGATTCATTTTTATAGTCCATATTGTTTTTTATGCTGGAAACTGCAATCCCTTTTCTTCCATTATATTGTATATTTCTTCCCGAACATGGTCTAATGCTTTTTCACCAGTTTCATATTCTCCGGGATGATATTTCAACAAAGACCGAATCATCTGATCTATGTCCCAAGCAAGCAATGACCAATCCATTGCTTTTGATGCTACATTATATTCTTCATTATCTTCTGGTAAATTGAATTCCAGTATTGCTTTCATTACTCCACCTCTAAGTTTAATTTTCCTTGGTTATCAGACACAAAACATTTATCTTCTATCATTCTTTCAAACATGTCCCATAGTTTCAAACATCTGCTTTTGTGAATTTCTTTCAAACCGATAATCATGTTCGCTATCTCATCTTCTGAACAAGGCCCATCAGAACTATCCATCAATCTGAAAAGTATAGTATCTAAATCGACTTCTGTATACCACACACTATGTATTTCGGATTCTAAATCAAATC